CAGCTTCAGAGGTGGACACGTTGGTAGCCGCGCCGAACTTGGCCACGGTCTCAGTGAACGCGAGCAGTTCGTCATTCTTGATGCCGAGCTGGCCACCGATGGATGCAATGTTGGAGAACTCACCGAACGTCAGGGGAATCTGGGTACCGAGCTGCTGAAGCTGCTGGTACAGGCCAGCGCTCTTTTCCTCAGCAATGCCAGTGGTACGGAGTACCTGAGTGAAGTCCTTCTGGTAGGAGGCAGCAACCATAGTGGTTGCCACCGGGATCGCCAGCAGGGCAGCAGAGAGTACACCGTAGGTCTGGGCCACATCGTACAGGAGGTAGCGAGAGTTGGAGAGGGAGTCATTGAGCGCGAGGTTGGCGTTGTTCGCGCGGTCCTGAGCAGCCGCGAGACGCATGGAGGTCATGGCAGCGCGGTCCTCAGCAGCAGAGCGCTGGGCTACGGCAGCAGCGGTGCGCTGCTCCATGCCGACACGACGTTCCAACTCTGTGCTTACCTTGGCGTTGGTCAGTATTCCTTGGTTGGCAATGCGCGCGTCATTGGAAGCGTTCGCTCGTGTAGTAGAGCCGAGCGAAGAGGCAGCGGACCGCCCACCCTTGGCCTTAGCGTTGGCCAAGTCCTGCTCAATCTTGAGCTGCTTTGTGGTTAGCTCAATGTCTTTGGCCTTGGTAACGATCTGTTCGCGCTCAAGCTTAGACGCCGTGATGAGCGCCTGATCCTTTTTCTTCTGGTCCGCGAGGGACTGACGCTGTGTGTCGTTGAAGACCTTGAGGGACTTGGCTACCTTGTCAAGGTCACCCTGAGACTGCTGCATGGTGGTGTGCAGATGCGCCAGCGTCTTGTCAAGGTCTTTGCTCGCGCTGTCCAAGCTGCGGACGTTCGTAACCGCTTGCGAGGTGCTGATGACCAGACTTGCGTTGAAGTCGTTCGCCACTTATTGACCGTCCTATACCATAGAAATATTCTGTAGTCAAGTCTATCATTGACACAAAAAAGCCCCTCCCGAGGGAGAGGCTTTTTCTAGGAGCGTCAGTGCTTAGCGATAGGGTTAGCCTACCACACCGGGGATTCCGCCAGTGCCCCAGACCTCGTAGCTAGTGTCCCGTTCAATCCAGCGGACGATACGCTCAGTGCCGGTCTTCTGGCCCGACTCGTCACGCGTGAACACCTCAACGAACATGGCCCCATCGGGGCCTTCATCAAAGGTGTGACCAAAGCTTCGCACATCCAGCACCGTGTACTGATCCAAGTTCATTTCGTGCAACAGCTCAGTCAACATCGTGAACAGGTAACTAATCGGGTATTTCTGCTGGGTCACTTCTTCTCCTTCAAAGCTTTGGCTAGCATCTGCTCTTGGAAGTCACGGCGGGTGGGGAGAGAATCAAAACCCTCTTCAGGAACCGCCTTGACAAACCGGGTGACACCCGGCTTCTCTTCCTTGACCTTTTTGTCTTCCACTTCCTTGTGAGCACAGGAGTGGCAAGTGTGGTTTTCCATTGCAAAGGCAACAGAACTATCCTCAGAGAATGCGTACCATGCAGGGACACCGCACTTGCCACACTTCTCAGACTCAAAGGTCTCGTAGGCTGTGGCCAGAACATAGTCTGCCCAGTGGGGCTTGTCACGTTTCTTGTGATCCCCAAGGATCATTCGTGCCGGTGACCAGCCCCACTCTTTAGCCGTCTTGATTACTCGGAGGTAACCTGACTGTCCGGGGCGTCCGAGGACTTCGACAAAAAATCTGCGTCCTGCATGGCCACATTCTGGAACAGGGTGTGAGCGAAGGTCAGGTTCTCAATGGCAGACTTGAGCTTCATGAACTCAGTTTCCAAGAGCACATCGAACAAGGCTTCAGCAGTCTCAGCCGTGACCGCGCTGTTGTCCTCAACGCCTTCAGCGTTGGTGATCTTGACGGTGCCCTTGGCAATCAGTTCGTTGTTGACGTACTGATTGCGCTCAAGCTGAGCCTCAAACTGATCTTCTTCAGACTTGGTGTTGGGCTTGATCTTGCGGCGGGCTTCCTTGTCGATCAGACGCCACACAGCGGGAGCCACGCCACGCATGGTGAAGGTCAGGGCAGACGCGGAGATTTCCTTGATGAGGGCAGCTTCACGAGCCTTCAGCTCTTCAATCTCAGCGTCAACGTCAGCCTTCTCCGGGTCATCCACCATGGACCCCTGAGCCTGTGCGGTCAGGCCCTCAGCCTTGTGCTCAAGCTCAGAGATTTCGTCAAGGATGAGGTTCAGCTCGTGTGCCTTGTGCCCGTCAAGGTAGACAGTCACGTCTTCAGTGGGGTACGAAACCTTGGACAGTGCCGAGCGGAGGTCAAACTTCTCAACGCTCTTGAGGTCTTCAACAATGGCTTCGGGGGTCTGAGTCAAAGGGGTTCTTCTCCTGAAATAGAAATTGGGCGCACCCACAAGGGGTACGCCCAATAGTCTATCAGACCAGTTTTGTCAAGCTTAGACCAGCGCGACGTTGAGCTTCATCTTGCCCGTGGGCTTGAAGGGCACAGTCGTCTGGATCGGAGAGCCGCCGTCACCCTCAACTACCTGATGGTAGTCAGAGACAACACCGAACACGGAGACAAGCTGCGTGGTGGCAGCGGCAACGGTGGACTTGTAACCCTGACGGGATACCAGCCAGCCTTCGACACGGCCAGCCGTGAAGAGGTCATTGGCCGTGGTGAACGCGGTGGCCGCGTCCCCAATAGCGTCCCGGAAGAACGACAGGGAGGCCTCATAGTTGCCAAAGGTCGGCGTCGAAACGTTACCTTCGTCAACGATGGTCTTGCTGTCATCCGTGTCAGAGTCAGTCGCGGCCAGCGTGTAGCCGGTAACGATTGCTGCGGACAGGTTGATACCAGCGGTAATCTCAGCTACCGTAGGTGCGTTGAAGTTGGCGATACCGGCAACCGGAATCCACCAGATAGTCGTATTAGGACTCATCATCTTTGCCATTACTCAGCGGCTCCTTATGCTACGAGAGTCTTGTGGAGGGACATTTGCCCCTGCGGAAGGAACGGCACCGTGTACTCAACCGGGCCACCGTCCTGTACAGCATCCTGCGGGTTGTCCGAAATGAACTTGTACGAGGACACCTTCTGACCGGCAGCAGCGGCAACGGTGGACGGGTAGCCCACACGACGCACGAGGAAGCCAGAGGCCTTGCCCGACTTGAAGAAGGCAAAAGCCTTGGCGAAGTCAGACGTGGTGGCCGTAACGTCAGCATCACGGAAGAAGGTCAGGGAACCTTCGTAGTTGTAGAACGTCGGCACACCCGCGTTGGCACCGTCGCAAATGCTGGTGCTGTCATCGGTATCCGAGTCAGTAGCATTCAGCGTGTAGCCCGAGACAATGGCGCAAGAAATGTTTGCGGCAGGCAGAAGCTTGGCAGCAGACGGAACATCGGGGTTGTAGGCTGCGTCAGTAACCCACCAGATCGTGGTGTTCGGACTCATCATCTTTGCCATTACGCGGTACCACCTTCAGTAGATTCGCTGGCCTTGGCTACAGGGGCAGCGTCCTCAACGGGAATGACCCCATCCTTGAGCGGCGCACCGTAAATTTCGGTTTCCAGCTTGTTGTGTGCAATCTTGATCTGCCGTTCCGTTGCCTTTTCAAGGGCCGGAATCAGGTCAAGCAAATGGACAGGCACTTCAGAGATAATGCCGGTCACCTTGTGAACGGCCACTACAGTATCTTCAGCCAATTGTCAACTCCTTTTCGTCTCTTTACAGTTTAGCAGATCGTGTGATAAGCTACGCCGCGCTTGTGTACGGGTCATTCACGAGCACACGGAGGGCCTGTACGCTCGCGTAACGGGTGGGGTTGCCCAGCGAGGAAATTTCCCCCGTGCCGCCGAATAGGGCCGTGTCGATTTCGCTACAGTTCGTGGGCACAAAGCCGATCAGTTTGTCAAGGACAAGCTGTAGCGCCTTGCGCGAGGTACGGTCAGTGTTGGCCACCGTGCGGACAACGAACGTGGTGTCTTGGCTGTTGGACTTAGCCCCAGTGATCCCGTTGACACGACGGCGGGGGTCGATCAGACCGCCGTAGGAAACCGTGATGAACGGCTTGATCTGGTTGGAGTCAGCCACGAGAGCAGCGAAAGCCTCATCACTCAACTGGCCTTCGTAGAAGTCCACGTTGGGGATGGTGCGTAGCTGAGCGCTAATCTCATCCTGTACGTCTAGGTAGCTCACTTGATTCCCTCATCGTGTAGGTAGTTAGTCACTGCCACGGTGGAGTTGGCCAGTGCGTGCATGGGCGTGATGGTCTTCCCGAGGAAGAAGCCACCGTACTCTTGCGTCTTGAAGTATTTCTTTTTCTCGTCAATCCAGCCCCACCGAACGGTGATGCGGTTACCCGTCTTCTTCACGTCAGCGTCATAGGCGTGGAACATGGCACCAGTCCAGTAGCGGTCAGGCTTACCCTCGCGCAAGGATGAGGGCGTGGTCATGATCGTGTTCTTGCCCGTGTCTTCCGCGAGGAAGGCAGACTTGAGGGCAACGTCCAGCGCGTGTGCCTGAGTCTGCTTTAGCGCACCCTTGCTAAATCCCAGCAGCCCTTCCCGTAGAGCCGCGCGGCCCTGTACGCCTGCCCCCGCCACTACCGCTGCTTCATGTTCGTCTGCGCCGTCAGGACTCGCTGCCAAGCATTGCTGCTGGACTCTTCACCGTGGACGTAGTAGTATGTGCCAACCTTCTCTGGATCAGAGTGGTTCTGAAGCACGTAGATACGGTCATTGACCTGAACGTCATACGCCTTGGGTTCTAGCTCATTTGTGTCAAATCC